GTAGGTGGTTTTTTTAATGTCTGCTAACATAATTGCATGGCAAGTTTAACAAGTATAAGAAATGGAATAGCAACTAATCTAGGAAACATATCTTCTTTATATGTATATAGTTATGTTCCAGATTCAATCGAACCACCAACGGCAATAGTCGGAGTTGTTGAATCAGTTGAATATGATACATCAATGGCTCGTGGTGCTGACACATACGAAATACCAGTGTTGTTATATGTTTCAAGAGTAGACGCACAAGATAGCCAAGAGACTTTAGACACTTATCTAGCTTCGACAGGGGCCAATTCAATTAAGGCACAAATCGAAAGTGATCAGACTTTAAGTGGTTCAGCTATGTCTTGTAGAGTAGTTGAAGCTTCGAATTATGGTGTGTATACTATAAACGATATAGAATATTTAGGCGTAGAATTTGAGGTAAGCGTAGTAGCATGAAATTTTTAATTAAAAAAGGAATCATGATCGAGGACAAGGAGTTACAAGCAGGAACTCTTGTAGAAGAAAATCAGATCCCTAAGAAATCTAAAAAATGGTTATTAGAGCAAAATATAATCGAAAAGTCAGACGGACAAACAAAACCTACTAAGATAGAGGAAGAAGAATAGTGAGTTACGGTAGAGGTAAACCAAGTTCAACAAGACGAAGAAGAACAACTAGAGGATCGGGTAAAAAATAAATGGCTTTTATACATGGAAAAGACACAGTCGTCTATTGGAATGAAACAGATTATTCAACATATTTTAGTTCCGTAGATGTAAGTTCAACAGCAGATGTTGCCGAGAGTACAACATTTGGTAATTCTGCAAAGACTTATGTAGCAGGAGAACGAGATGGAACAATTGCCTTATCAGGATTTTTTGACGCAACTGCTGACACTGCTTTTAATACTGCCTATGGTTCATCTTCATTTAATCTTGTAATCGGTCATGACGGAATAACAACAGGTAAAAGAACTTCATTTGCTAAATCAATAATTACAAATTATGGAGTATCAAGTCCGGTTGGAGATATTGTAGCAAGTAGTTTAGACCTACAAGCTGATGACGGACTCTTCAATGGTTCAGTTTTAATTAATGGTGCATTTACCACAACAGGTGTTCAAGGTTCTGTACAAGACAACACAACATCAACAGATAATGGTTTAGGTGTTTACCTTATTGCTACTTCTGTAAGTGGAACAAGTCCTACTGCTGATGTAAAGATTCAACATTCTGCTGATAACTCTACATGGGTTGACCTAGTTACTTTTACACAAGTAACAGCAGCTTCATCAGAGATCAAAGAAGTAGAAGCCGGAACAACAATAAATCGATACCTACGAGTATATAATACCATTGGTGGTAGCAGTACACCAACAGTTAATGCTATACTAGGTATAAGTAGAAATAACTAATAGGAGAAGATAATGGCATTTGTGCATGGTAAAGATTCAGTATTTAAACTAGATGACTCTGGTGGATCATTAACTGATATATCAGCTTATGTGAACAATGTAGACTTCCCTGAAACTGCCGATGTTGCTGAAACAAGTACTCTAGGATCAAGTAACAAATCCTACATTGTAGGTCTAAAAGACGCTACATTAGGTGTTACTGGATTATGGGACGCTACTGTGGACGCAATCTTTGGTGCTGTTGTAGGACAAACTGCAACTCTTTCATTTGAATATAGCCCAGAGGGAACTGCCTCCGGTAAAGTCAAATACACAGGAGAATGCATTGTCACTAATTATGGGCAAACCTCTCCTGTTGGAGATGTTGTTGCTTATTCAGCAGATATGCAAGTTTCAGGTGCAGTTACAAGAGCAACACACTAAGTAAACTAATCGACTAAACTTATATTAAGTAAAGGAGATTAATTGAAACGATTAAAATTAGAAGATATAAACTCACTTCCTAGTGTTCCTAGTAAAGTATTAGAGATCGAAGAATGGGGAGTATCTATTGAAATACAAGGAATAAATAAAGCTACACAAATAGAATTAGGTAGAATTATTGACGGGAAAGATACTGACGCTTTTGATTATCAAAAAGAATTACTTAAGGCTTGTATCATTGATCCAAAATTAACTGATGAAGATGTAGACGCTCTTTACACTAAAGACAGTTCAGTCATTGATAATATTTTTGTAGAAATAAATGCTTTAAATGGTGTAGGAGGCTCTGCTAAGGCAGAACAGTTTTGATACCAACCACGATTTAGCATTTCAACATAGATTAGCTAGAGAGTTAGGCATGACAGTTGGAGATCTAACTACTAGAATGAGTGCATTGGAATACAATAATTGGATTGCCTATTATGTATGGGAAAAGAAAGCACAAGATAAAAGTATGGCTCTAGCACAAGCAGAAGCACAGAAGCGAAAACGATAATGGCTAGCTCAGATATAGTCTTAAATATTGTTACTCGTGGTGCGAACCTCGCTAAAACTCAATTAAACAATCTAGGTTCTTCCGGAGATAAGACCGGTAAAAATTTACAACAGTTATCTAACATGGCTAAATTTGCCGGAGTGGCTATTGGTGTTGCTCTAGTAAAAGGTATTTCATCAGCCGTACAAGAATTAGCTCAATTTGAAGATAAGTTAAATCAGTCATTGGCGATCATGAAAACCTCAACAGAGGAACAAAGAGCCATGGCAAGTGCAGCTAGAGAGGTAGCCTCATCTACAAGAATTAGTGCAAATGATAGCGCAGAGGCATTCTTCTTCTTAGCGTCAGCAGGTTTAGACGCAACACAATCTATTGCAGCTTTACCACAAGTTGCAGCTTTCGCACAGGCAGGTATGTTTGATATGGCTACTGCAACAGATCTTGCAACAGACGCACAATCAGCTCTTGGGCTTACAGTTTCAGATAGTGAACAAAACCTTAAAAACCTTACAAGAGTTACAGATGTCTTAGTTAAAGGTAATACTTTAGCAAACGCTTCAGTTCAACAATTTTCAGAAGCATTAACTACTAAGGCAGGTGCGGCTTTAAAGGTTGTTAATAAAGATATAGAAGAAGGCGTTGCCGTATTAGCTGTATTTGCAGATCGTGGTGTAAAAGGTGCAGAGGCAGGAGATAAGTTAAACCAAGTCCTACGAGATATACCAAGAGCAACTGCTAAAAATAAAGAAGAATTTGCAGCTTTGGGACTAGAAATGTTTGACGCACAAGGCAATATGAAAAATGTAGCTGATATTGTAGAACAGTTAGACGCAGTATTAGGCCCAATGTCCGATGAGTTAAAGGCTTCTACATTAGATCAATTAGGGCTTAATCGTGGTGTAGCAGACGCAGTTAAGATTTTAAGTGGCTCAACTGAACAAATAAGACAATATGAGGAAGCGCTTAGAGATTCTGGGGGAATTACACAAGAAGTTGCAGATAAACAAATGCAGAGTCTTATTGGTCAGACTGAAGTTTTATCAAATAAATTTTCTGTTTTAAAACAATTAATTGGAGAAGATTTTGAGGGGGCAGCTAAAGGTACAGTAAGTATTCTTGATAAATTAATTACAAAAATTATTGATCTAAAAGAAGCACAAAAAGCAGAAGAAGATGAAGTGCAGAGATCCGTTTATGCGTATAGAACTAAAATGGTTATGATCTCAGGAACATTAGTCCCAATGAGAGAAATGTATAGGTTAAGTATAGATTTAGAAAAAGCACATGATGATGAACGGGACGCAGTCGAGGCTTATAATGCCGGACTTGAAGATTTAAGGCCGAGTATTGAAGCAATAACAGAGGCACAAGATGAAGCAAAAGAGGCAGCTTCTAAACTAAGAGAAGAACAAATCGAAAAAGGCTTATCAGGTCTTAAAAAGATACAAACTGCATACAGGAATCTAAATGATATTTATGAACATCACAACGATTTAAAGAAAGAAGAACTTGAAAAAGCAGAAAAACTTAATTCAATTAACAATAAAATGGAAACAACAGAAGAAGATCTAGCTAAAGCTAAGGCTAGAGCGCTTGAACTTGCTACTGACGGTACAGAAAAAAGTAACGAAGAACGATTAGCCATTGCTAGACAAGAGAGAACAATACAAGATCTTATTGATGTCGAAGAAAAAGACGAGATACAAAAATTACAATTAGCAGTAGCGAAAGAGCGATTAATTGAACTAGAAGAAGAAGCAATTGCACGATCTAGAGAAAGCATACAGGCAGAAGAAGATGTTGCAGAAATAGAAAAAGAATTACTTAAATTAGAAAAAGATAGAACAGAAGCACAAGCAGAATTGACTGAGGCAACTAATGACTACAATAAAGCAACTGCTAAAACACCAGAAAACTTACTAGACATAGCAATTGCAAAAAGAGAATTAGATTTGGCGATTGCAGATGTAAAAGCAATTGATAGCTTCAAAGAGGGTATAAATCAAATGATAGAATTTGCCGGTGGTAAGTTTGATGAGTTAGCAAAACATTTTCAAAATCTTATGAATATGCAGGGATTTAGGGCAGATCAAGTTGCAGGAGATAGTATGTCAGAGGTTTTTGGAGATGATCCATTAGGAGATGGTGGTGGATTAAAAGATACATCTGTAAAATTTGATGAAAAAGGTTTAGAAGATATTTCAAAACCTAGTACTAGAATTGCAAGTCTTGGAGATTTTCAAGCAGGTAATGTAAACAATAATAGTATTGTTGTTAATGTCGGTGGTGCTTTAAGTTCATCAGACGAAATAACAGAGGCAGTAGCTAGTGCAGTTGTAGAAGCACAAAGGCGAGGCATAAAGGTTCTTATCTAATGTCTGTTGCATTTGATTCAAATGTTAATTTAACAGTTGAAATAGGCTTTGATAGTGGACCATTTGACAACACACAATCATTTACTGATGTTTCACAATATGTTCGAGGAATAACAATGCGTAAAGGTCGATCTAACGAGCTTGGACAATTTGTATCCGGTACATGTTCACTTTTACTTTCTAATGCAGATAATAGATTTAATCCGACACAAACTACACATTATTATGATTCTACAAATACAAGAACTAAGATACAACCATTAAAAGTAGTGAGAATAAGGGCAGTCTATGATTCTGTAACTTACGATTTATTCTATGGATTTTTAGATCAAATACCGGTTAGCTATCCTGCGTTAGGTGCAGATAGTGTAGTAACATTTGGGTGCGTTGACGCATTTAAAATATTTCAAAGTCAAACAATACAATCAGTAGGTTGGAAAATTGGTCAAACAGGATTTAGTGAACTTGGTGTATCGACAAGATTAGGTTATGCAGATGTAGTAGAGTTGTCATCAGAACGTGTAACAAGACTACTAAATTCTATTGGATTCCCTAGTTCTTTAAGGGCTATACAAACCGGTACAAATAATGTACAACAACAAGCAATTACTAAAAATCTTTTAGCAGCTATGAGAGAATGCGAACTATCAGAAAATGCACAATTCTATATTGGTCCAGACGGTAGTGCAACATTTAGAAATAGGGATTATAGACTATCAAATACAAAGGCTATTAATGTACAAGCAACATTTGATAATTC